ATTGTTGCAGGCGTTCTGATGGTTATTGGCGGAGGTTTGGCAGCATGAGTTTGTGGCGTAAATTGGAACAGCGTGCTTTGCCAACGAACATTGACCCATATCAAATAACTGCACGCCCATTTTTCGCAAACTATTCAGGTGAAATTGTTACCGAACTCACAGTTTTTGCTTCATCTGCTGTTAGTTCTGCAATCACTTTGCTTGCGGATTCTGTTGCTGTGATGCCTTTAGAGTTTTCATCTACCGAAACTGGTGAAGTTAAAAGCATTGCTGCGCCTTCCGTGTTCCGTAAACCGAATGATCGTCAAACAATTTTTGAGTTCATTCATCAAACAATGCTGACACTTGCCTTGCATGGCAACGCATACATTTATGCACCTAAAGGAAAAGATGGTTTGCCGTTAGAACTTCGCAACATTCACCCAAACGCAGTACGAAAAGTTGCTGAAACCGATACAGGAAAACTTACATACACCATTGGAAGCAATGTTTATTCCTCAGATGATATTCACAGTGTTTCTTGGATGGTATTTCCAGAACAGATGAAAGGTATCAGCCCATTAGAATCCATGCGCAACACAATCGGTATGGGTTTGGCAATGGATCGTTTCCTTGCACAATTTTATGGTGAAGGTGCAACACCATCATCAGTTTTAGAAACAGATCAAAACTTAACTGCTGAACAAGCAAAACAAATCAAAGATAATTGGGAGGAAGCCCACTACAAAAAGCGCAGACCAGCCGTATTGCAAGGTGGTTTGAAGTGGCGCAGTGTTACAACCAGTGCAGCCGATATGCAAATGTTGGAACACAAAGAATCAATCATTCGTGATATTGCTCGTTTGTATCGTATTCCGTTGCATCTTATTTTGGGGAGTGGTGGAGACTCACAAACCTACGCAAACATTGAAGCATTAGGTTCAACATTTTACAAATACACTTTGTTGGGTTGGGTTCGCCGTTTGGAATCTTTGTTTAGCGAAATGTTGCCTAACCCTTACGAGGAAGTTCATTTCAATCCTGACGAGTTTTTGCGTGCAGATTTGCTAACCCGTGTCAAAGCACAACAGATTCAAATTATGTCGGGTATGCTTACACCCAATGAGGCACGAGCATACGAAAATCGTGAACCGTATGAAGGTGGCGATCAGTTTGTATTAGGTATTGCTGGTACTGCTGTTGCAGGTATAGAGGGTGGCGCACTACCAACAATCGGTACTGATGCAGAACCACCAGTACGCTCAAATCAATATCGTGAAAATCAAACAATGGTGATTCACGAAACACCACAAGACATTTCTATTCGTATGCCACAACAAAGAGTAAAAGTTGATTCACCTATAGTGAACATTGAACCTCAAACAATTAACATTCCTGAAACTGTTGTAAATGTTTCTATGCCAGAACCAAGAACAATTAGGCGCACGGTTGAGCGTGACGAAAACGGGCGTATTATGACAATTATTGATGAACAGGTTGGTGAATAATGGCTACAGGATTAAGTTCGTATCTGGCAAACAAATGGCTTGATGCTTTAGGAAATGCAACATCGTTTTCTGTAACTACACCTTATGTAAAACTTCATATTGGCGATCCTTCGTCTGCTGGTACAGCAAATCCTGCGACAGAAACAACACGCAAATCAGTGTCATTTGCTGTTGCTGCGTCTGGTGCGTTGGCTTCTGATGCAGATATCAGTTGGACAAATATCGCAGGTTCAGAGGATGCAACACATTTCACCTGTTGGGATGCTTTAACGGCAGGCAATTTTCTGTTCTCTGGAACAATCACAGCCAACCCATACACAGCAGGCGATACATATACCATTTCCTCTGGATCACTCGCAGTTTCATTAACTCTCGCAAGTTGAGATAACAGATGAGCGTGCAACGCTTCACGCTTGATACCACCAAACTAGATGATGCAGGTTGGGGTTTAGACGGCGAAAACGGATTTTTTCTTGATACCAGTTTGCTTGATTCAACAAACATTCTTGACGGAGAACAATTTCTAACCGTTGCAACAGCAACGACAATCTTGGGTGCGTTATCCGCTACAGCACAAATCAATGTTCAAGTACCAAGTAATGCACAGGCAACATTAAATGGATTGAGTGGCACAGCGTCAATAGTTGTCAAACATTTAGTTACAGCCCAAGCCACATTAAACAGCCTGCAAAGCACGACAACAGCAGTAGTAAAACATTCAGTATCAGCAACATCTGGTTTGGGTTCAATTACAGCGACCATTACAAGCACAGCAATAATTCCAGTTACAGGAACAGCATTGTTGGGTGCATTGGTCGGAACGATTATTAGCACACCAAAAGTAAATGCAACTGCTTCAGCCGTTTTGGGTGGGCTTAATGGTTCTATATCAGCAAAATCAAATGTTTATGCTGCTGGCACAGCAAACCTAAACGGCTTGATTGCTACGGCATCAGCCACAGTAATTACGGTATCTGTACCTTCGTCTGGTGGTGGTAGAAACTTTATTTCTCCAACAATTTTTGTTAAACCTGTAATAAAAGTTGTTGAGCCAGAAAAGATTGAGTTACCAAAACCATTAAAATCAAAAATCAAACCGCTACCAAAACCTGTAAAAACAATCAACGCTATTGCATCATGTAATATCCAGAAGTTAAATGCCAATGCTTTTGGTAGTATTACTTGGATTGCGGAATTAGATGATATGGAAGTGATGGAATTGGTATGAAAACATCAGTAACAACTGTTACCACAGCAGCAACCCTTTTGATAGCAGCAGATAACAAAGATCGTGTTTGCTATTTACATTCAGGTTCGGGAAGTATTTATGTTGGTGGTTCAGATGTAACTTCATCAACTGGAATACATTTACCAAACTCAACAACAATGCAAATCACTGTTCCATTTAACGAAACAATTTATGGAATAACCAGCAGTTCTACTCAAACGATGCGTGTTCTTACACCAGATGTGGATTGATATATGCCATATGAAGTAATAATGAATGCTGAAGGATGTGATGGTCACGCTGTTGTAAAAGTTGATTCCACAATTCCTATTGATGGTGGCTGCCACGCAACACACAAAGAAGCAATAGATCATATGACAGCGTTAAATATGGCTACAGCAGATGAAAACACTTACAGGCATGAGGATATGGCTTCTGCGATTGATGAAGCAATAAATCTTTTGACAGAAGCAAAAAAATCTTATGAATCTAACGAAAACGATCAATCAACAAGCGAAATGCGTATTGATGGTGCAGATTGTGTTTTGATTGTTGATATTGATGGAACTTTGCTTGAAAATGGTGTTAAACCAATACAAAAAGTGATTGATTATGTGAACTATGACTACCCTGAATGTGTAGTTGCAATCGTTACAGGCAGGATGGAAGCGGATCGTGAAGCAACTGTTGCAGCATTGTCTGCTGTTGGCGTTAAATATGATCAACTAATTATGAAGCAAGATGAGAAAATTGATACTGCGGAATACAAAAAAGGTGTTGCAGAAGGCTTTATTGCTGACGGAAAATCTATTGACAAAGCGATAGATAACGATTCTGCTGTTCGTGACGCATATAAAGAGTTAGGTATTGATGCTGTTAGTCCAAGCGAACTTGATATGTCAGAGGAAATTGGCGAGGAGATAACAGAAAACAGTTTGCGTGCAATCAACTTGAAGCCACCTGCGTTTATGCGTGCAAATGCTAAACGAGGATTGAAATTACATAGTGAAGGCTTTAGTGGTGATGGATTAAAGCCTCAAACGGTTGAGGATGCACGCAAAATGGTTTCTGGTGTTGTCACAGAGGAGAAGTGGCGCAAAATTGGTGCATGGATCGCACGACACATAGGCGATTTGGATGCTGTTCAGGGTAGCGAAATTACTGCTGGTCTTGTAGCAATGTTGCTTTGGGGTGGTGGTTCAAGTAAAAGTGAAGCAAAAAGAACAATGGATTATGCTTACGGTATTGTTGAAAGATTAGACGCTGTAGAAACAAACTCTACAAACAAGTATGATTGGCAAATTATGACAGACACGATGCAATGGGTAGCAACAGACATTAACGAGAAGCGCAGTATTGCGTATTCCAATTTAGAGTTGCGTGCAGAGTCAGACGGTAACACGATTGTCGGTTATGCAGCAATTTGGGATTCTCCTTCTGAGCCAATGCCATTCACCGAATATGTAAAGCGTGGCGCATTTTCTAAAACTTTGAACGATGGTGCAGATGTTCGGCTGCTTGTAGATCACGAAGGCGTACCACTAGCACGCACAAAATCTGGAACAATGAAATTGGTTGAGGATGAGCGTGGTTTGCGTATGGAAGCCAAACTTGATCCGATGAACCCTGATGCAGCACGCATTATGTCTGCCATGAAGCGTGGCGATCTATCACAAATGTCTTTTGCTTTTCGCACAGTTAAAGATAATTGGAACTCTGACCGCAGCGTAAGAGAGTTGCGTGAAGTCCAGTTGTTTGATGTTTCGGTTGTAACTTTCCCTGCGTATGAGGAAACCGTTGCAGAGTTGCGCAGCGTTCTAACACCTGTTATTATCGCACCTACTACTGGCGTTCTTTTGCGCAAATCGCAAATTGAATTACAGAAGTATCGCAGCCGTTGAGCAGCCGACCCTCGCACGGGTCACTACCTCCAACACTTCGGAAAACATAAACCGATTGACCATTGGAGGTCATAATGTCATTTAGCAAAAACCTTATTGAAAAGCGTGACGCTTCACTAGCAAAGGCAGAAGCCATTGTTGAAGCAGCACAGTCAGAAGCCCGTGAATTAACCGCAGAACAAGACGCAGAGATTTCTGCTGCACTTGATGAAGTCCGTTCATTGGATGGACAAATTGCAAAGCACAGCGAACTTGAAAAGCGTTCGGCTGAAGCAGCAGAGTTGCGCAAAGAAAACAAGATTTCAGCAGTTGTTTCAACAACCGTTGTAAAATCTGAGGCACGCACCTACCATCCAAAAGCAGATTCGTCATTTATGGCTGACGCTTTCGCTGCACAGTTCAACAACGATTACAGCGCACAAGAGCGTTTGAATCGCCACATGACTGAGGAGCGCATTGAACGCCGTGATGTTGATTCTGGTGCTTTCGCAGGCTTGGTTGTTCCACAGTACCTAACTGAATTGGCAGCACCATTGGCTCGTGCAGGCAGACCGACAGCAGACATTGCTAACAAGCATCAACTACCTAATGCTGGTTTAACAATTTCGTTGAGCAAGATCACAACAGGTTCAAGCGTTGCAGCCCAAACCGAAAAAGCATCTGTTTCAGAAACCGACATGGATGATACCAAGTTGGACATTTCTGTTAAGACTTTTGCAGGTCAGCAATCAGTAACCCGTCAGGCACTTGAGCGTGGAACAAATGTGGACACAATCGTTATGCAAGATTTGGTTCGTGCATATCACACCACATTGAACACAGCAGTAGTTGCTGAACTTCTTGCATCAGCAGGACAAACAGTTACCTACACCGATGCTTCACCAACCGTTCCAGAGTTGTATCC